GGGCAGGCGATGGGCTCCTGCACACGCTCGCGTGGTTCTAGGCGCATCGCACGCAGCGCGCGAGGCTGCCCCAGTCATCGCCTTTCGCGTGTAAGCAACGCCCTACACCGAGCCGGGCGATAGGCCGACAGACACCGACGCCGCGCGGCTCGATCCTACTCATGCCCCGGAAGTCCGGCGCGCCATGGATCAGGTGCGGAGCCGACGCCGGGGCAATCTTTTCGTCTGCGTCTCACCACTTGATACAACGAGCCGGTAATGTATGGATGTTGCTGAGTATTTCACCATACAGGGGAAGTCAAGATGAGCGACGAGCAGAGTACCAATGCGAACGGGAAAGAAAACGCCAAAACGGCGGACGAACCCGCCGCTGCGACGCAGGCACAGCTTGCAGAACTAATTGCAGCGGCCAAGCTGGGCAGTGAAAGCGTGAAGGCATCCGAGAGTGACGCGCAGGGAGCGGTCAAGCAGCTCAAAGAAATTCTGACCGATGCCAAAGCAGAGTACACCAAGGTCACAGATGCAATACCGAAATTTGCTGCTGCCGCGACCGAGGTTGAGACCAGACGGGCTGCTGTCGCGACACATGCAGAGCAAATAGATGATGCTCAAAAACGAGCAACGGAAATTCGGGGCGAATTGGATGGCGTACTTACTAGCGCCAAGCAGACGCAAGCTCAAGCAGAGAGCTTGAAGCAAACTGTCGAGAGCGCCAAAGCTTCCGCTTCCCAAACTGATGCTGACATTTTCAAGATCAAAGCTACAGCGGAAGCGAATGCTGAGGCGGTAACCGCCGCCTTGAATGCATCAAAGACTGCATCCGCAACCTCGAAAGGGCTGGCAGACAAAGCGGCAACTGTGGAGCAGCGCATCAAAGATTATGAAGCCAAGCTGGAGGAGCTCAATGAGCAGTGCGGCATTCAACTTCAGGCAATCAAAGATGCACTTCCCAGCGCTACTGGCGCTGGTCTTGCCGCAGCGTTTAATGATCGTCGCCAGACATTTTTGGAACCCAGTACGCGCTGGGAACGGGTGTTCGTATGGTCCGTAGTTATTCTGGCAATGATGGCGTTGGTGAGTTTTTTTGAGGTCTACTTCAACGTTTCCAAGATGACGTACCAGCAGTTGTTGGTTCTATGGCTATCACGCATCCCTTTTGCTGCCGCGCTCGTATGGTTAGCTATGCACGCCAGCCGCGAAACCGCGTTGGCAAAGCGCCTGGAGGAAGATTATGGATTCAAGGCATCAGTCGCGCGGTCCTTCCAAGGTTTCCAAGAACAAATGAAGAACCTTGGGGACTCTGCAAAAGCTAATGAGCCATTGAAAACGCTGTGCGACGCCACGCTTGCGCAAATTACAACTCCTCCCGGTCGCATTTATGAGAAACATCCGCTCAGTGTGTCGCCCGGTGAGGAATTTGCAAAGGCTGCCAATGCGTTAGTGGAAGCAGTAAAGGCTGCCAAGATTCCAATTGGCAAATAGGGTGACTGGGTGATCAAACAGGCGCAGCGCTGCTGCGGCATCACTTCCACCGCTTTTCCGGTTCGATGCGCAGCGGATGCGGGAAGGGTTCGGCGACCGGGCGACGTTCTGCCGGGTACTGTAGGCCGTGGCGCTTCAAGTACGCGTGCTGCGACTCGAACACGGGCGGGTTGTCGGGATCGCCGAACCAAACCGGGATGCCGTAGTCATGCGCGGGCACAGTGCACAAACGTTCGTGCAGCGGCTTCCCGCTGCCGCGCAAAAGTCGGCGCGGTTCGATCAAGCGCGGCGCGTCCACAGTGGCCGCCCATCGCCCGAGCCGCGCCGGTGCGAGTCGCGGCGCGTCATACCGCCACCACATTGCCGGGCGCGTTCCGGGCTTGGTCTGGATCCAGCGGGCGAGAATCGCCGCGCGATGTTCGCGCCATAGCGGTTGCATCGCGTCATAGTCGGGAATATCAAGCGCGATGAACGGATTGCCGTTTGCCGGTAGCGGCTCGTCGTTGAGCGCGGCCCAGAGCGATGGGTCAATCTCTGCACGTTGCACGCGAAGTCGGCGAGTGGGCATTGTTTACCGTCCTGCCGGGCGACCGGGCCGGTCGTGGAGGGGTTCCACGTCCAGATTGAGCGCCTTCAGCGCGGCCAGCATTTGCGCGCGCGCGTCGCGTTCGGTTGGCAGCAGCGGATGGGCCTTGCGCTGGCTGAAACGGTCTAGCACCATTGGGCCGTCGCGCTCGATGGCAGCTTGGCATTCGCGCAGCCGGTCGAATGCCTGCATTGCGGTTTCCAGCAGCAACCGCCCCGCGTCATCGTCCAGTTCGTACTGTGAAACCAGCCGTTTCCACCAGTCTTTTGCGGCGGTGGACAGCCCTTTGGGTGCGGTTCGACGTGGGTTCATGGCGGATTTTTTCAAAGGCATGCTGGGTTTCACATTTGATTTTGTGAGATGACGTATTCCTGCACACAGCGCCGGGACATTGATCACTCCCCCCGGTCGGCGCGCGTCAGTGCAATCGCGTTGAGATGGAATGCTCGATGATCGGAGCACGGAAGCGCAGGCCTGTTGCGGGTGTATCCATGTCGCCATCCTCAACCAAGTCAGTCACTGTGATCACTTCCAACATCTCGCGACCATCGACAAGAATGATCCTTGCCGCGAGCGAGATGATGTCCGCATCCGACACGTCCTTGACCTCGGCAATCTGCGACTGAATCTCACTCCATGAATGCGGATGGTTGCTTCGTGCGCTGCGCAGGCTGATCAGCCTCACGTGCGTTTCCTCTGCAAGTTTCCTATTCACAGTCGTGCCTCGATTTGTCTGAGTCTTTGTTCCAAAGCGTCGTTGCGATGCTTGAGCGCCTTCATGTGCTCCAAGACTTTGCTAGCCAGCATCACCAATTCGCTGTGCGTTGCCGGTGCGTCGCGTTGAGCTTTCGGCATTTCAGCCAACATCTTCTCGATGGCGTTCATCAGTAGTTCGCACCACTGATGATTGCGACACCACCGGTACGCTGGTTTTCCCAATTCGCGCGGATGACCGCTTTCACTGCGACCGTGTTCGTCGCAAAGAGGCTGACCATCGTTGCTGGTGAGTCGGGCGAATCCGACATTGCCAAACTGGTGTTTTCGGATTGGCTCAGCTCGATGCCTTCCAGCGCAACCGCGATGCCGCTCGCGTCGATCAATGCAATCTGACCGCCCGAGCTATCGCGCAGGGAATTGCGGCTGACCAATAGCGGAATGCCGAGAATGCTCCCGCCTCTCGGGCCTGCGTCCGGGAATAGGAAACTGCCATTGGCGCCGCGCACCATCGCTAGGCCGGTCGCCGTGTCGGGATCAGTAACGAGGAATGCGCTCGCCATATCACCTGCAAACGCGGACACCAGCGCCTTGAGATCGGCCGCAGCGTCGCCGGTCGCATCGACGGTCGGTGCGCCGTGCGTGATCGCGGCAGGCATCGAATCGCTGCCCGCGTTGCTTGCTTGGAGCAAAGCAATATCTACCGCACCAACGCACCCTGTTTCAAGATCAGTTTGTAACCCGGCGTCAACAGCTGGCGACTCCGCGCGGATCGCCTCAGCGGTGACGCAGATAATTGCGGCCACCTTCTTTGCGGTGAGCGTGCTGCCGGTGAGTACAACTTTTTGTAGCGGAACGGGCGCAGCTTCGCCAACCCAGAACCCGGTGGCGCCGTTCGTGCGTGCCAGCATGCGTTTGTTGAACGCCATGGGGCGCGTGCCGACCAAACCGCCAAGCACTGACTTTTCACGCACCGCGTTCAGAAACTCAGCGGCTTCCGGCGTACCAATATCGCCAGACGTGACCGCAGCTTGCGCGGCCTTTGCGATGGTGATGGCTTCGGCAGGCCAACGCGCTGCCGCGAATGCGGTCATGTTCTCCAAGTCACCGCCGTTGAACTGCGCGCACTTCGCGCGGATGAAGGCTCTGCCGCGCGGGCCAGACTGAAATGACATGGGCGTTGCCTCTTGCTTGCGAGTAGATGCAAGCGACGTTACGCCAGTGGTTTGGTCAACGATGGTTGTCTATGGTCAACGATGGTCATCGGCTAACGATTTTTCTTGATCTTTTGATCGACTGCCCATGTCGCCAACACATTTAGATCATAGGAAAGTTGCGACCCCCTGACGGGGATGCGTACCGCTTCCGGGCCTTGGTCATTGGTGCGCCATCCGTTGAATGTTTTCTCTCTCATGCCGACCAATCGCGCTGCCGTGCGCGGGTCAACTCGGTTTGCTACAGGTTGAACGCCCAAGCGTTCGCATTCACAGGCGAACGCTTCCATGCACGCGGCAATCTGCGCGGCGCGCTCCGCATCCTCGTCATGGTCGCAGCGGCAATAGGGGCAATCGTGTACGGGCATGGCTCTCACCTCTCAAAACCCGGCGCGACGCTGCCGGGCAAAAATCCCGATTTCGCCGAAGGGAGCGGACAAAAAATAGCGCTCCCTTCGTTCCCTTCGGCGCTCCCTTGGTATTACTACCGAAGGGAGCGTTGTTCCCTCCGATAGCCGCGCGGCTTAGAGAGGATTTCGACGCTGCCACGGCTTCCCGAAGGGAGCGCCCCGGTTCCCGAAGGGAGCGCCGGAAACCCTTGTTCTTATCCGAAGGGAGCGAAGGGAGCGGTTTTTCTTGTTCGGAGCAAAGCGCTCCCTTCGGCGCGAAGCGCTCCCTTCGGCGCGAAGCGCTCCCTTCGGCGCGAAGCGCGCATTGCCGCCGCCGGTCAGAATGGAACATCTGGCCCCTCTCTCGGTGAATCTGTCTCCGGCAATTCCCAGTACCAAGGGCCGTTCATGCCATCCCTCCCAGATTTCACCTTGAGCTTTTTTTTGGCACGATCAAGCTGATGCTCTTTGTACCCCTCAGCTGCTTTGCCGTCGTTGTAAACGTTTTTGGGGTTCTTGCGCCCATCGCGCAGGTATTCACGTAACCAGCTCACAGCATCTTGCCTGCTGTCGTCCGGGTCAGCCTCGGCCTCAGCGATCATCGCGCGCGCATCACCGTCAATCGCAGCACCCCACTTGATGCGGTTTGCGAGAATGTGGGGTTCAATTTCGCGTTGTTCGAATTCGTACTCGAAGCCGCCGCCATCCGGGCCGATGTTCGACTTGACGCGCGCCAGCAAAAATCGTGCTCGCGGTTCCTCGCCCTCGGGTTGTCGCTGCTTGACCGTTCCGAACACCAACCGTGCCGCCGCACCGAACGCCAGTGAGCCGGTTACCCGTTCCAGCGGATCGCGGCCTTGCGTTCCTTTCGTGTAGTGCGAGACACCGAGCAAGGCAGCGTTTTTCGCTTCCGCCAGATTGACCAGCGGCATGAGCCCGCGCCGCACCTCGGCATTCTTGTTCGAGTCGCCGCCGACTGCCGCCACTAGAGGGTCGATGATGATCAGTGCCAGGTCGTCCATCGGCGCCAGCACCTTCGTCAGCGCGTCAATATCCCGCGCAGGGTCGAACGGATATGTGCAATTTGCCCGGCGATCCGGGTCGTATTCAGTGACTGGCCCGACAGACACGATTTGGTTTATGTCGGCATCGGCAGCGATCAGGCGCGGCTTGAGTGTGTCGGACGGATCATCTTCACCTGACCAGATGATGACTTTGCCGGGCGTGGTCGTGCGTCCATCTGGAAACGCGCTACCCGCGCTGATTGCTGCCGCGATACTCAGCGCAATGGTGGTCTTGCCCGTGCCCGGCGCACCAGCGATAACGTGCAGCTTGCCGCGCGCGAGCCAGCCGGGCCACAGCCAGCGTATGCACTTCGATTCAATGCTGGCAAAGTCCAGCAACTCGACGCCGGTTTCTTCCGCCGCTCCGATCGCACCGTCTTTGTACGATACGTTGATGAGTTTCTTGGCGCTTTCATCGTCCATTACAAAGGTTCCCCGTCCGCTGACACCCATTGCCCGGCATCGTTGAGGTAGTAGCCATCCGAAACCATCAACTCGTGGTGCATTTGGAGGATGCGCCGGGTGTCCTCGTTCACAATGTCGCGTGCTATCTCGACTTGAGCCCGCATCCAGCCCATCAAGTCGTTGATGTCGCGCTCGGCGCAATGTCCGTGGTGACACTGGAAACCGCCGCGCCATGAGTTTTCGGCGTTCGGCTCCATGTAATACGTGCCGGACTTTCCACGATCAGAGTGCTGATCACTCCAAGGGCAGAGGATCGCGTGATACCCCTCACGCAACTCGTCGATGTGCATGTCCAATGCCCGCAGCCGCTCGACCAGCAAGGCATGTTCTGGATCCACGCCTTGTCGTGGCTGGGGCGCGGGCGGAGTGCGGCGCGGCGGCGTAAGGTCCAAGCCATACACTTCCGCGATACGCTCGGGGGTGTAGCGAAGTTCTAGGTTCGCGGCGGCGACGCGCTGGACCCATACTGCGCCTTTGGCGTTGCGATACTTTTCCTTGCCGTTAGCGCCCACGGGAAGCCGCGCGATGCGCGTAACGCCGCGCATGCCCGGATCAGCGTCAGGCGTGATACCGCGACGGATCATTTGGTCGATGAGCGTTTCCGCCATCGGCAACGATGTAATTGGTTCGACAAGAAACAGCCAAGCCTGAAAATTGCCCGGCGAAGTTTCAATCAGTGCGCTGGGTTCGAGCCGCAAGTCAGACATGGGCAGCTTGGTGCCCAAGTCGTCGATCATCACCGCATGCAGCGCGGCGAACAGAATCTTGCGACGGTAGAACTCTCCGCTCAGTGTCGGATGAAAACTCGACACGCACACGTAATTGTTGGCGAACGGGCTCAGTGTCGGGAGACGCTTGCCCGGTGCCCAAGGTTGTGCCCGCCAACCCTTCGCATCTTTCGGATCGCCGGTGAAGGAATGAAGGGTTGTGCGATCGTCCGGCGCGATGTCGCGGAATAGAGCAGCCCCGAAGTTGTCATTGGAGAGAATGACGCGCGCGCGCGGCGCGGATCGCGTATATTCATCGCGTCCAGTCGCACTAGGACAAGCGCTGTTGCCAAAGGGCCGCCCGCCAGCGGCCCTTTCATTTGGCGCGGTCATCAGCGGCGACTCGGGCTGACGCGATGCTTTTCCAGCACGCGCTCGCAGGAATCGGCGTGGATAAGTGTGCGCTGACCCAGCTTGCTGATTTCTAGGTCGCCGGACTTGATCAGTTCATAGATCGTGGACCGGCCAACGCCGAGCCGTTGTGCGGCTTCAATCGGCGAATACGCCAACGGCGCAATAGGCTTGTCGTCTTTCATGTTGCGTCCTCATGAAATGTTTGGACGCAACGGATGTTCGCGTCCGCCCTCGGTTGAACCGGGACGGATAGGGAAATTACGCGCCGGAGCAACGGCTAGGGAAATAGGCGAAAAACACTAGCCGTTCTTCTTGGCACTTCTGCTGGTTTTGCTTCGGCCGTCGCGCCCTTCATGATGGAGCACGAGTTGTTCAATACCTCCAGCAGTGGTGTTGTGTCGAGCAGCGACACGCGCATAAATCTTCGTCAAACTGCGCGCGCCTTTGCTCAACTCCCTTTCGGCGTAGTAGTCGCGCAGTATCCAGTCGCGATCCTCGCGCTGCTTTGCCCGCGCCGGTGTACCGCTTTCCAATTCGATAGCGGCCAGCTTGTCGAAGTGGGGGGTGAAGTAGCCGATGACTTCAGGAAGGATCGGGCCACAAGCGCGAACGCAGCCCCACGCCTTCCATAGATTTATCGGATTGCCGTGCCTCTCGAACAACTCGATGTGGCGTTGGCATTCCTTGCCCGCAAGCACGCGAAACATTGCTGCTTGCTCGGATGCTGCGGCTAGCTCGTCCGGCGCATACTGCCAAAAAGGCTTTTTCTTGGCGCTCATGCCTTCGCCCTTTCGCGGATGCCGGTCACGTTGCCGGTGGGCGCGGGCTTCGCGCAATACCTGGCCCAGTCCGCCATGAGCCGGGCGCGCTTGTTGAATAGATCGGTTCGCCGATAGACGGCCTCAACGCCTTGCACAGCGTGCGCAAGCGCCGCCTCGGCAACGTCGCGCGGGTACGCGGTCATATCAGCCGCCCAATCGCGGAACGTGCTGCGGAACCCGTGAGCATCGAAGCCGGGGCGGATCGTGCGCAGCGCTTTGAGCATCGCGGCGGTCGTGATCGGCTGATCTTTCTTTGTGCCGGGGAAAACGTAATCGTTGACGCGGGGCAATCGTCGCAGCATCGCGACAGCGGGCGCGGAAAGGGGCACGCGATGTTCCTTGCCCGCCTTCATCCGCTCGCCCGGAATCGTCCATGTGGCCGCGTCCAAGTCGAATTCTTCCCATCGCGCGGCAGCAACTTCGCCGGGGCGGCAGGCAGTCAGAATTTGCAGTTCCAGCGCGAGCGCGCCCAGCCCCTTTTGCTTGCGGAGCGCGACGACGAATGCACCGGCCTCAGCGTAGGGGATCGCCGCGCGGTGCGCGACGTTCTTGAGCTTGGTTGGTTTCGCCAGCAACTTGTCAAGATGCCCACGCCAGCGCGCCGGGTTGTCACCGCTGCGGAACTCGCGCGCGGTCGCCCAATCCAGCACCGCTTCGATGCGTTGCCGCACGCGCGTTGCGGTTTCGGTTTTCGTCGTCCAGATTGCTTCCAGCGCCTTGATGACGAGCGCGGTATCAATTTCCGCAACCGGCAGCGGTTTCAGGTCAGCGCAGTAGGTGTCGAGCGTCGATTGCCATTGTGCCGCGTGCTTCGCGTTGCGCCAACTTTCGCGATGGGCGTCCATGTACTTTTCGCAGCACTGACCGAACGTCAGCCGCCGCGCGCGTTCCAACTTCGCAGCGGTTCGCGCCTGCCGGGCGGAGTCGATCGGGTCAACGCCTTCGCGAACCTGACGGCGGCAAGCCGCTGCGCTTTGGCGCGCTTCCTCAAGGCTCACGTCCCACACTGGTCCGAGTCCCTTGTCACGGAGCTTGCCGGTGGTACGGTCGCGCCAGCGAAAGACCCAGGTCTTGCTTCGATCCGGCCGCACGAAAAGGTACAACCCGCCGCCGTCGCTGTAGCGTCCGGTTGCCTTTCGGTTCTTGACCACAACTGCCGTCAGTCGATTGTGCATAGTTAGAATCCCTCGCGTTCCGCCAAACCAGGCGTCCCTACGTTCGTCCCTACCTAGTATAGCCGCTGTCGGCGGATTCTAGCGGACGCGCCCGGATGGGTTCGGTCAGAAAAGTCTTGCAGCACAAGCGTTTGCTGGCATATTTCGGAAACGGGCGGACGCGCCCGGATAGGCCTTAAACGGACACCCTCTCCGCCAGAAACGCAAAACGCCCCTTGTGGGCGTTTTGCGTTTCTGAAGCAACAGTGGCGATTCAGGGCACGCGATGTGGCCTCTGTCAGCGCTTGCACCCCTCCAGCCGC